CGTTTCCCATTCTGTATCCAACCCAATACAGGTAAGGGTTTCCCCGATTGGCCTTGACGAAACGCTTACATACCCGAGATTCCGTACGAACACGGACGGTGACGACCAGAGCCGTTTGGGGGCATTGCGGGATTTGGCGCACCGGGTGCTGGGTGTCGAGCTGATGCCGTGGCAGGAGATGGTGCTCGGCGATCAGCTGGGGCTCGGGCCGGATGGTCGCCCAGTGTTTCGCCAGTCGGTGGTGAGTGTGGCGCGTCAGAACGGCAAGTCCGTAGCCTTGAAAGCACTTGTGCTGTACTGGCTGGTCGAGATGCCGCGGCTCCGAGGGCAACAGCAAACAGTGTTGACGACAGCGCACCGTCTCGACTTGGCGGCGGAGCTGTTCAACCAGCTAGCCCCAATTCTTGAAGCCCAATTCCAGGCAAAGGTGATCTACAGCTACGGGCGACAGTCCGTCGAGCTCCCGGCGGTCGGTGATTACCCTGGTGCCCGGTGGCTGGTCCGGGCTGCAACCCCGTCGGCGGGGCACGGCCTCAGCGTGGATTTGGCGGTGGTGGACGAGCTGTGGGGTTGCTCCGCTGACAGCATCGAGGGCGGCATTATCCCAACCATGCGAGCCCGGCGCGACCCGCTGCTTTCCTGCTGGTCCACTGCCGGGACGGAGGCTGAGTCGGATGTGTTCAAGCGGATGCGGGAACGCGGCCTCGCTGACATTGACACCGGGCGCAGATCCAAGCTGTACTACGCCGAATGGTCCCCACCGTCCACGCTGGACCCGTTGACCGTGGAAGCTGCACGGTGGGCGAACCCCGCCCTTGGAATAACCCTGGAGGAGGACACCATTGTTGAGGAGCTGCGGCAACCCAACCGGGAAGAAGTGCTCCGCACCGTTTGCAACCTGTGGGTGCAGTCACACCGGGCGTGGCTGGACGCAGGCCTGTTCGAGTCGTTCCGTGCCGACATCGAGATGCCCGCCGACGGCGGAGTCCTAGCGGTCGAGTCCGCATCCACCGACCAACGCTTCGTCGGGGTCCGCGCAGTCGAGGTCGGTAACCAAGTGCACTGCACCGTTGAATTCATTGTGGACAACTTGGGGGATCTGTGGGCTGCAGTCCGGGAATCCCAGAAAGCCCACAAAGGACAAACGCTTGCAATCGGTGCCAGCCTTGACGTGCACCTGTCGCCGGAGCTCAAGGGCCGTGCCGTCCTGTGCGGTGTCCGAGAGCTGCAGAAATGGACCGTCATTGTTCGCAGCATGATTATGGGTGGGCAGGTCCGCCACACCGGGGAACAGCTCCTGATCGAGCAGGTGTCCCGCGCGGTCGCTGTCAAACACCAGGGACATTTGTCGTTGTCGTCGGCTAGGTCGCCGGGTGACACGTCGCTGTGCCGGGCGATGGTGTGGGCCGTCGCCCAGGCAGGCAAACCCAAGGTGCAGCCCCGCGTCTCCTACGCGTTCGCCGACTGAGGTCTCTCGTTCTGTATCTGTGACCTATCGTTGCAAATGCAACAAGGCTGTGTCACAATCGCCCCGTGGCATTGTTCGCGCGAAAGACCCAACCCGCGTTCGGGGCTGAACCCGTCCGCGCTGCAGCTGGTGCCGCCGCGCAAACCTCGCTCATCAACCAGACCATCGGGTTCACCAGCTTTTGGGACCGCAACCAGGCCATTCAGAACGCCACCATCAGCCGCGCCCGCGACCTGATCGTGTCGATGGTGTCCGGGCTTCCCATCAACCAGTACGGCCTGCAGTGGATGGGTGAGGAATACGAAGAAGTGGCCCTGCCAGGTGAGACGTGGATGTCGCGCCCCGACCCAAACGTGACCCGCCAGTTCCTCCTAGCTTGGACGACCGACGACCTTTACTTCCACGGGAAGTCCGTGTGGTATGTGACCTCCCGGTCCAAGACCACCAACTTCCCGCTGTCGTTCCAGTGGCTACCCATGAACGACATCCAGGCACTGGACATGTCCACCGATATCTGGCCCCGCCCCTCCAACCAGCTGACCTACAACGGCATCGAGCTCGACATGAACAACGTCGTGCAATTCCTGTCCCCGATCCAGGGGCTGCTGTACGCCGGGTGGCGCGAGCTCGAAATAGCAAACCGCCTGGACACCGCCGCAATGCGTTTCGCCACCAATGAGATCACCGCGGGCTACTTGCAGCAGACCGCTGGGTCCGAACCGATGGAAGCCGAGGACTTGGCAGATCTCGCAGCTGCGTGGTCGTCCGCCAGGCGCAGGAACGCTATCGGCGCACTGAACAGCGCGGTCGAGTGGAAAGAATTTTCCAGCGACCCGTCCAAGCTGCAGCTGGTTGAGGCCCGCCGCCACACCATGTCCACGCTTGCAAACCTTGCGAACGTTCCGCAGTACCTGGTCGGCGCGGACACCGGGTCCGGCATGACGTACCAGAACGCGGTCGAGTCACAGAAGCAGCTGTACTACTACGGCGCAAAGCCCTATATCGACTGCCTGTCGCAGCGGCTCTCAATGGATGACATCCTGCCCAGGGGACGTTTCTGCCGGGTTGACGTGTCCGAGTTCATCCGTGAACCCGAAATGGAAATGGGCCCGGAAGAGTCCGAAAGCGAACCCACAAGGGAGCCCGCATGAGAATCAACTTCAGCAATTCGTCCGTCACGTTGGACGCGGCCGCCGGGGACAGCGAGCCGCGCATCTCGGGTATCGCGGCCCCGTATGGGGTTGATGCCGAGGTTTCCACCGGGCAGCGCGTCCGCATCATGGCTGGCGCGCTGCCTGTGGACGGCAAGATGCCACGCCTCGTGATCGAGCACGACACCAGCCGAGTCGTCGGTGTCGTCGACATGCGCGAAGAAACCGATGCCGGGATGCTGTTCAGTGCCCGCATTGCTGACACCGCCGAGGGCCGCGACCTGATCGCACTGCTCAAGATGCAGGCTCTCGATTCAGTCTCCGTTGGTCTGTCCGTGACGGACTACGAGATGGACGGCAAGACCATGCTGGTCAAAGCCGCCGCGTGGGAGGAGCTGTCTGTCGTGTACCAGCCAGCGTTCCCGCAAGCCCAGATAACCCAGATCGCAGCCTCCAACCCGGAGGATGACGAACCACAACCCGACACAGAGGAGAACAACGTGTCCACAGAATCCACCCCGGTCGAGGCCGCAGCTGCCGAGACCCCCATCCCGACCACCCCGGTCTACGCAGCGGCACCCAAGCCCGCCCGTCTCCCGTCAGCAGCCGAGTACATCGCTGGCATCCTGAAGGGCGGCGAGGCAGCCGAAGCCATCCGCAAGCAGGTCCGCGCAGCGGCTCCGAACGTCACAACCGCAGACGACGGTGGCCTCCTGCCGGAAGTGTTGATCGCCCCGGTGTACGACAACTTCATCGGAAACCGCCCCGTGGTGGATGCCGTCGGAGTCAGGGCAATGCCCGCAGACGGTGCCGTGTTCCGCGTCCCGTACGTCTCAACCCACGCCAGCATCAGCCAGCAGGCCGCCGAGCTCGACACGCTGCAGGCATCGCTGTACGCCGTGTCCTCGTTCGACATCACCAAGCTCACTTTCGGGGGCTACTCGTCCGTGTCCGAACAGATCATCGACTGGTCCAGCCCGGAGATCATCGGCAGCATGCTTTCCGATATGGGCCGCGTCTACGCGTACCAGACCGACAACTACGCCGCCGACCAGCTTCTCGCTGGGTGCTCGCAGTCCGCTGTCCTTACCGACCCGACCTCCCCGTCGGAGTGGGTGTCGGACATCTACGACGCAGCCGTCACCATCATCAACAACTCGAACGGCAACGTGCCGACGCACCTGTTCCTCAGCCCGAACATGTTCGGCTACCTGGGCAAGCTCGTCGACACCACGGGCCGTCCGCTGCTGGCCCCGACCATGCCGATGAACGCGTTCGGCAGCCAGGCACCCTCCGGTGCTTTCACAAACGGGTCGGCTTTCGGCCTCACCGTCGTCGTCGACCGCGGCTTCGCAGCAGACACCGTCATCGTCGGTGACCCGTCCGGCTACCAGATCTGGGAGCAGCAGAAGGGCGCAATCAGCATCGACGTGCCCTCGACGATGTCCCGCACCATCGCATTCCGTGGCTACTTCGCCACGAAGATGGTCGACGCGACCAAGTTCGTCAAGCTCACCTGATCTGACGACTGAGGCACTGAGGGTCTGAAGCATGGCTACGTTCACCGTGACACACCGCCGCCGGGTGGCAAACACCTGTGCGCTTCAGACCCTCACGCCCACAGACATTGCAGTCGGGCAATCAATCACCGTTGCCGACGTAGGCGGCGGGTTTGACGGCACGTTTACCGTCATCAGCTGCGAGCCGTACGCGCTCAAGGAAGTCGACAGTGCCGGATACCTGGTATTTGACTACAACGACACCCGCCTAAACCAGGTCATCTACGAGGACAGCGGCGACGACCTTGACTACGAGGCCTGCGACGGCACCATCACCTGGACACAAACCTGCACATGGATCACCAACCAGAACGTGTTGGACTGGCTGGGAATCAGCCCCGCCACCGCCAACGACACAGCGTTCGTAACGGTATGCACGGATGCCGCGAACGCCCTGGCGCACCGTCGTAGAAGGGCTGCGGGTTACACCGACTCCCTCACGACGGTGCCCAGCGGTGACGTAAAGCTCGGCACGATAATGTTTGCAGGCAACCTGTACAGGATGCGCGGCAGCGTCGAATACCAGTCGTTCGAGGCCTACTCGTCCGGCACACAACCCATCAGCGCAATGGGCGAAATCCTCCGGCTGTGGGGATGCAACAGGGCGCAGGTGGCATGAGGTGGGCCGCACCAATGACGCAAGAGAACGCCTCGTCGCAGAGCTGGTGGCAGCAGGTCTGGCAGTCGTTGAGGACTCCCGCAACGCCCGCCCAGGCACCGTCATCGTCGAACCCCCGGTGCTCACACGCTCCACGTTCGGCGGCGCAGGCACACAACTTGTTTGCGAGTTCACGCTGTACGCGGTCCAACCACCGCCCGGCAACCTCGACGCGCTCAAAGCCCAGCTCGAACTGGTGGACACAGTGATAAACACCGTGCCCGCCACAGCCGCCGCACCGACTACCTACCTGGTCGGATCGCAGGAACTGCCCGCCTACTCAATCACCGTCCAATACCCCGCCTACTAAGGAGACCCCGTGGCAACCTACAAAGTCTTAGCCGACAACATTGCCGGCAAGAACCCTGGAGACACCATCACAGACGATGAGCTTCAGGGCGCAAACGTCGATGCCCTGCTCGAATCCGGGCACATCGCCAAGACCACCAACAACAAGAAAGCAGAGGACTAATCATGGCCATTTTCGTCATGAAGAACGCCAGCGTCACCATCAACTCCGTGGATCTCAGTGCGTACTGCAGCTCCGTGGTGCTTGACTACAACGTGGACGCAGTGCCCGCCGATGTGATGGGAACTTCCTACCACACGTTCCAGGCTGGCCTGGAGAACACGACCTGCACCGTCAACCTGAACCAGGACTTCGCTGCCACCAAGACGGAGGCCACCATCTTCCCGCTGGTCGGCACCACCACCACCGTCGTCGTCAAGGCCGACTCCGGCGCGGTCAGCGCAACCAATCCCAGCTACACGGTCACGGGGTTTCTCGCAAGTTCGCAGCCTGTGAACGGGGCTGTGGGCGACCTGGCGGCTATGCAGCTGGTGTTCACCGGGAAAGTTGTGAAGGCCACCAGCTGACATGTTCCTGCTACACATCACCACCGTGCGGGCTGATGGGTCGCAAGACACCGTCGAGCTGTCAATGGCAAGCCAACTGGAGTTCGAGAAGATGGAGACCATGTCTCTCATCGACGCACTCGACAACCGGGTCAGTCAGCACATCCTGACCCGGTTGTCCTGGCTCGCATCCAAACAGAACGGCATCACCGTCCCGGCATCCCTCGACGAGTACGCCCGCCAAATCAAGACGGTGGGCTACAAGGTGGAAACAATCCCTTTTGGCGAAGCGGCATCCACGCCACAGTCGCCGCCCTCATCCTCCGTGGAATCCCCTACTCAGAGCTCCTAGCGATGCCACCCACGCTGGTGGCAACCCTCGCCCAGGCACTATCGGAAAGGCAACAGTGACAGTCCCTAAGTCGTCGGTCAAGGTTGTCGGTCTGGAGCAGGCCATCAAGGATCTCCGCAAGATCGACCCCCAATTCTTGGCAGACCTCCGCAAGCGTTCCCGGCTTATGGCTAACGAGGCTGTTACCTCGGCCCGGCAGGAGTTCGACGCAACCAGCGCAGGCTGGTCCAACAGCAAGTACCCGCTGACCGGCATGGCTAGCGGCACCCTGCTGAAGGGACGCAACGTGGTGTGGAACCGGGCCAAGGTTCGACGCAACATCAAGTTTCAGCTGGGTGGCCCGAAGAAGTCGGCCCGCAAAGGCAAAGCGTTCAGCATGTTCTCCATCATCCAGAGCGACGCGGCTGGCGCAATCTACGACATGGCAGGCAAGGACGGCGGCAGCTTCAACCCCGAAAAACAATTTGAGGAATCACTGCAGGGGAAAGACCGTCCGCACCGCACCGCCCAGCCGGGCCGACCGAACAAGGGTCCGTCCCGCTACATGTGGCCCGGTGTGTGGTTTTACCTGCCCCAGCTTGAGGAGCGAATGGTCGAGCTGATCCGCGACCTGGAGCGTAAAGTCAACAGGCAGCTCATAAAGAAACGATAGGCAATGGCAGTCCGGCTTCCAGTCATAACTGAGTACGACAACAAGGGCATCAGTGCCGCCATTGGCGACCTCAAGAAACTAGGCAAGCAGCAGCTGCTCGGCGTGGTGTCCGCGGGTGCCCTGGTGGACGCAGCCCGCCGATCCATTCAGGCAGCGAACGAGGATGCCCGGTCTCAGCGTCTGCTGGCAAACACTTTGCAGAACACGACCGGGGCAACGAACGACCAGGTGGCGGCGGTCGAGGCCAACCTGCAGAAGCTGCAGTACAGCGCAGCGGTCGCAGACGACGAGCTCCGCCCAGCCCTGCAGAAGTTGTTGCAAGCGACCCGCGACACAGGCAAAGCACAGGATTTGCTTGCAACCGCGCTAGATATTGCGGCAACGACTGGGCGCGATGTCGAGACTGTCGCCCTTAGTCTGAGCCGCGCCTACCAAGGCAACATTGGTGCGCTCCGCAGGCTCGGCCTCCGTGTCTCCGACACAGCTGTCAAGTCCAAAGACTTCCAAATGGCAATGGAGGAAATCCGCCCGGTGGTGGACGGCGCAGCCGAGGCCGCAGCCAAGGGCGCGGACGGTGGCTGGAAACGGCTTGGCATCGCCTTGGGTGACATTTCCGAGGTGGTCGGCACCGAACTGAACAACGCCCTCGGGCCCGCAGTCAGCAACCTGGGCAAAGCTGCACAGGCCGCAACAGAGGCGGGCGAGTCCGGCAGCTTCCTAGGCAACGCAACCAAGGTCATCATTGCTGAGCTCATCAAGGCCACCGCCGGGTTGGGCCTGTTTGGTGGGGCAGCCAAGTCCGCCAAGAAAGACACCGACGATCTGGGTGCTTCCGTCAACGTGACCGCGGGCAGGTTCCGCGCCCTAGAGGAAGCAAACAAGCGGGCGTACTCGGACCTGCAGGCCAAGCGTCAGGAGGAGGCCGCGAAGCGCAGCAAGGCACTGAAGGAGAAGACCGACGCACTGGCAAAGGCAAACAAGGAGCGTTTGGCGACCGCCCTTACCACGGCACGGCAACGCCTCGAACAGCTCACACAGGCCTCCCAGGACTACTCTGACAGCATCCGGGACTCGATCACCGGGGCCGTGTCCCTGTCGGATGCGGTGGCCCGAGCGACCGACACCGAGCAGGCATACAACGACGCGCTGGCGGAACGCCGCGACGCATACGCCGAGCTTGCCAAACTGCAGCAGGTCACGTTTGACGCAGCCACAGGCAAGACCCAGGTGGCGGACGCAGAGGATTTGGCTGCCGCTATGGAGCGTGTCGCCAAAGCTGAGGGCGCAGTCGTCGAGGCCCAGGGCAAGCGGGTTGACTACACGGCTGCGTTCCGGGAACAGATCAACGCCGCCAAGGACTTTGCCGGGAGCCTGCAAACCCTCATTGGGCAGGGGCTCAAGCAGACCGGGTTGCAGCAGCTGCTGAACCTCGGCCCGGTCGCTGGTGCCCAGGTTGCCAAAGATCTGGTGGCAGGCACTGCTGGGTTGAGCGTGTCGGACTTGAACATGGATGCGTTGACAGCTGCCGCCGCTGGGGTTGGTGGGGCCGCCGCCGGGCAGATGTTTGGGGCGGACATTGCTGCCGCGCAGAACACGCTGGGTGCAGTCACCTACGCAAACGACATCAAGATCACAGTCACATCGGCTGACCCGGACGCAGTGGTGCAGGCACTGGTCAAGTGGTCAAAGAAGAACGGC